AACGCTTCTCATAATCTAATCTTTGTCCTAATCGAACCAAGTCTGGATCTGGATATAGGGCAATAAGTTGACGGACAAGTGTGGCAGTTTCGTCAGGTGCTTGTGGTGGAATAGGTAATACTTCATTACCCGGGCCAGCACCAAAGGCTGCACCGAATGTAATCTCTTGATCTACATTTGGGTTTGGTGTAGAAAAGTTTCTGTTTGGCATAGCAGGTGCTGCGATCATAGGGCCCATTCCGCCACCCATTGCACCTGTTTCAGTTGCTGCTAATGGAACTCCGGGAGCAGTTTGTAGTTGTGTGAGTTCTGTGTTCTCACCGTATGCTCCACCGGTAATGGATTGTGCTGCCTGCCTACCAATGTATGGGCCTTCAGCCATCTTTAGCCTCCATTTTTTCAATGTCTTTGGTCATCTTCTCCCACATATACTGCTTTTTTGCTTCGTTTACAGAATGTGAATGGATAATCTTTGTTATCAATGAGAAGAAATCTGCGAATGAATAACTTATTTTATATAGTAAATCTGCTACTGCGTAAACAAAATCTATTTTCTTTGCAGGGCGAGCCAATACAAACATATCATCGAGTTCATCGAAGTTATCTTCTGACATTGACTCGCCCTCCTAAGATTATTACTTAGCTTTCTTTCCTGATGCTGATGCTGGCTTTCCTGTTTCGCCAAGCTTCTGCATTCCTGCCTTGCCTGATGCAGACTTCTTACCCATGATTGGGCCAAGAACTAGAGCCTTAGCTACTGCACCCTTTTTTACTCCGAACATATTGCACCTCCAGATGCGTGTTAAGCCGCCCCAGTCAGGGAAGCTAAAAGATCAGCCATCGGTGGGGTTCCACCTTGTGCTAGATCAGTTCTACGAGAATACTGGCCGGGGCCAGATACCATTTGGGAACCGGCAGCCGGGGCCGCTCCCGGAACCCCCATAGGGGGTTGCGAAGCACCGGGGGCCATCGCAGTCGCTGCCGGTTGTTCTACTGGAGCAAACGCTTTAGAAACGATTGACTCCAATGCTTGACCTTTTGCTCGACCTTCGATGATGTCGGCGAGCCTCTTAACAGCTTCTGTTGGATCCCCACCCTGAGTAGCAAGCATTGGGATTGCGTTTGCGTATTGTGCTACTGCGGTTCTTAATGAGTCACGAAGTTCTTCGATGTCGATTCGTTGTTCTTCTTGTGTGACATTGATTGAGAATGGAAGATTGCGGCGGAGGAAGTCACGAGAAATCAACTTGTCTCCACGAAGTTGCATCTGAGTTGAACCGAATACTTGCTCATCTACACAGAATGCAATACCGATAAGGTTTACAAAGAAGCGAGCAAAGACTGCCTGTGCTGCCTTGATCTGTGAATCAAAGCCACCCATAAGGGCTTGAACGCCACGACCTGTAACAATAGATGCATCGATCTGACCTGTTCGGCCTTCCGGATAACGAGAACCCATACGGAGTTCACGCTCAAGTGCCTGTGATTCAGCAAAGACTCCGTTAGGAAGTTCGATTGGAACTCTACGGATTCTTTCAGGTGTGTTAGATCGAAGCAAAGCATCTGGGCCAAGGGTAAATTCTTGGACATCTGGTGGAATAGCGATAGGTGCATTGACTGACTTCTTCGCTGCTTCAAGCTGAAGGAGTGCAAATCGAGCCTTAGCCATCTGAACTGGTAGGACATCATCGAACTGACCACGAGTTTGACCATCAACTGTTGGTCGTTCTGCTACATCTACAAGGATTTTGCCTAGAAGATTAGGGGTATTAGATAGAACTAGGTTATCTAACTCCGGTAAAAAGATTAAATCTTGATACTTATCATGGTAGCGAACCATGGAAATCGTAGACTTCATACGATACTTGCTGTTGATCTGAGCCTTATACTCTGGATACTGGTGAGATAGAGACTCTGAATCAGACATAATGATCTGAGCCATAGCAACTACTGAGCCAAAGCGATCCTTTTCAAAGTAAAGACCGAAAGGATTAAGCATACGAATGCGTGGATTGTTGGTATCAAAGTCAATCTCCACCATACCTGCTGCAAAGCCATAGGTGTAATACCAGTCTGCTGCCTGATACATCTGAAGTTGTAGATCAGACTTATTGGCATAGTGGTTGGCAATGCGTGTACGAATCTCAGCCTTTCTACGAGCTGAGTCGGAGGTCATGTTGGAAGAGGCACAGTTAATTGCTGGAAGAGGGGCAGTTACCTCGGCAAGGTCACGAGCTGCGATGTCAACCATGTTAGCGATGAGTGGCTTCGGATACTCATCAGAGAACTGACCGAAGAAAACATCTTGCATACGACCTTGACGGACAGCAAGAACATCTGCCATACGGCGATCACGATCCATGTTGCGTGTTTTAAGGCGGATGCCTTCGTGTCTATCTGAAGGCAAGTGCATCAAGTTATCTCGATGGTGCTTACCATTGGATTCAACGCTTCCAAACAAGGAAGCCATTGCAGCGACACCAAATCCAACATCCCACTTATTTCTAGAAGTAGTGTGTTCCCGAAGAAGCACACCACGACTTGCTAACCATTGCCGTAAATTCTCATCCTGTGTCAGATAACCCTGAAAGGCGTTTCGTTCAACCATCCATTCCGATGGTTTGTACTTTTCCGTAAATGTAGTGATGAGATCACGGATGGCTTGCGGTGACGGTTTAGTTATAGTCGCAGCATCGAGGATATATCTTTTCTTTCTCCTACGATCTACAGCTACAACAACTGCCGCCGTATCACCAACTATCGCTGGGTCAAGCCCTGCGATGATGGTGAGACCTTCTACTGTCTCGGGGTGTCCGGGATTGCCCGGAACGATTGGCCCGATCATTCTCATTCTGTCGATAGAACCTTTAACGCAAGTCATGTTGAAGGTTGAGTCCTCATCAACATCTGCTTGCTGGTAAACCATCGACCAAGTCTTTGGGTCTAATGCACTTCTACGCATGGATAGATACTTGCCATCCCAGCGTGGGTATAGACCGTCTTCGTCTGCCTCTTCATCGCTGCCCTGCCAAGGGCGGTCTGATTTAGGCCAAAGTGTTTTCCAGTCCTTTTGGTCTTCTGCAAACTCTAGAACTGCTGGCATGGCCAGATATGTCCAAGGTGATTTACCTGTTGGGTAGCGTTCACCGTTACGAAGTTCTCTATAGAGGTCAATAGAATCTACTCGAGTTCCAAGGACTAAAAGCTTGCCGGTAGGCCCGAGACGAGTAAGGACTTCCTGTTGAATCCATCGAATCTGTTTTTCGTATTCGTGGGCATTCGACATAGTCACACAGTCGTCTAGGATAATCAGGTCTGCTCTCGCACCGTATACCTGTCCTCCGATACCGATTGCTTGAATCGTAGGATCCTTCTGGTCTGAGTCACGCAGTTCGTCTCCGAGGTAGACTTGCGTAGCCTGCCATGTGGCTGACTTAGATTTGAAGCCTGAGCCAGCAGCGTAAGCGAGTTGTAGCTTCTGCCACGATGGGTGAGTCAAACGCTGTTTAATAGCGTAAATAAATTCTGTTGCCTTCTGCTGTGACTTCGAGACAATCATGATACGGACATTGGGATCCATACAGATCCGGTAGACCGGATAGTCAATCGAGGTAGTCATCGACTTGGCGTGTTCAGGGGGCACATTCACCAGAACATACTGGGGGCGGCCTTGCTCAAATTGCATAGAGCTATGCATCCACTCAGGTTCATTACCTTCAAGAAGGTTGATGATATTCATCTGATGTGGAAAGGTGTCTGCTTCCAGATACTCCTTGCGGAAAGTACGGAAATCCATCTCGAGGGATTCCTCGGACTGGATGCGGCCATGCTTTGATCTAGCAGCACGAACCTTATCTACAGTCTCCTTGAATTCTTTATCCGTGGAGCGGTAGTAATCCCATAGCTTTGCTGATCTGCCGACCTGCCGCATGGCATCTTCGACTGTGCAACCCTCTGTAATCAGACGGATTACTTTTGCCTTGATCTTGGCTGTCTCTTCTTGTTTACTCATATCTCTCCTCGCCAGCTTCGCTGGCGTGGTCGCCAAAGATTTTTCATTGGGTTTAGCGGTTCTGAAAAAGAACAGACTACTGGGCATTTACTAGGGGCTTTTAGGTCGCCTTTGCTCGCTAGGGCTCGCTCCGGCTCCCTAGAGCCGGTGTAGTCGTCTAATTACTTTAGCAAGTAATTATCCTCCTACTATATATAAGCCGGGATAAATGGGTTTTATCCCACACTATGCCCTGTGATTCGTATCACATTCTATCTATTGTGTATAAAAGTGCTGGTCAGAGCCTATTTTACAGCTCGAGATCCTATCAAAAATATTTTTCTGGGTACATATATACAGGGGCCCCAGCCGTTTTAAGCACTCGGGTCAATTTGCCACCCCTGCGTGTCGAGCCCCTATAAGCCGATAACTAACATTATGTTAAGTAGCTTTTACGGCGTGTCGTGGAGACATGGAAGCAAGCCGGCCGGCCATGACTAGGCCTCTTTTAATGATCCGGATCTATAAGATCGCCTAAGATCTAGGGCATGGATCCGGGGAGCTTGCAAGCTTGCCGGGAGGGATCCGGGCCGCAGCTCTTCGAGCTTGCATCGATCAAGCTTCGAGGATCCGGGATCAAGCTCGGGCCTAAGCTCGCCGGGGATCATCGACACGATAAAAAATAGTTTCGAAATAAGCTTGACTTTTTTAGCTGTAATCGTGATACCATCGGAGGCAAACCCGGCCGCATCAAACCGGCCGCCTAGTAGTAAAGGATCAAGCTAATGTCAATTACCATCATTAGATCGAATACCGATCTCCTCGATGCTTCGAAGATTATCATCGATAACCGCCGGCTCGAGGCCTTAGATTCGGCTCTCGATCATGCGACCCGGGCTCTCGAGCTTCAGATCTCGGAGCTTAATAAGGTCTCTCTCATCGATGGCGTAATGCAAACCGGCATCATCGCCACCATGGCCCGGGAATCGATCGACACCTACCGAAAGGCGATCGAAGCTCTCGAGGAATTATCCGGGAAGATTTACGATCATTTAACCGGTTACGGATCCGAAGAATACCGGGAAGCTGCGAGCCGGTAGCCGGTAGGCCTCGAGCTAATACCTCGAGGCTCTCCGGATGCTTACTCTGGCATCGATTTAACCTAGCGAAAGGATCAAGCTCATGTCATTAGCTCATTACTCTACGATCGAAGAGATCGAAGCCGATCACCGATCAACCGGCGGCCATTTCTTCGATGCAGCTTCGAAGCGATTTTTTAGATCAAGGATCGGAGCCGCCGTCTATGGTGGCCGCTTCTTCATTACCTCCGAGCAATTCGATCACAATTCGGCCCGGCTTTACACGATCCGAGAGTGCATCAATGGCCGGATCGAGGATCTCGGAGAATTCCAAGCTTACGCCACCGGGGCCGCAGCTCGAGCCGCTATCCGTAAGCATCTCGAGAAGCTATCGATCGAGGCCGCAGCATGAGCCGCCCGGATACGGTATCGATCGCCGAGGCGATCACGCTTCCGGTGGGCTCCCGGGATTATGTCGCCGGATGGTATAACTCTCCGGCTTCGAGCGTGTCGATAGTTGCGGCGAAAGGATACGCCGCCGATCCGGATCATCAAGCGGTAACCCTCGAGCTAGATCTCCGAGCTGCTCGAGGCCTTGTCCGATTCCTTATCGATGGGATCGCCGCCATCGAGGGAGCGAAGCAATGAGGGCCGCAGCTCGCCGGATCCTAAGCTCACCGGTTTATCGCCGGCGATGGGCCGGGCTTATCGGTGGGATCGTGTTATTCGCTGCGATCGTTTATCTATCCGGCCGGATCTGGTGGGTCGGTGATGGGTATTGTTTCGGCGACATGATTAGCTGCTATTTCCCGGAGGTGAAACCATGAGCGAATTCGGAGAGTGTGATAAATGCGGATCCGCTTACTTATTAGGCGATCGATCTAATCGATGCGGCGAATGCGGAAATTGCAATAGCTGCTGCGATCATGTAGGGGAGGTGAAGAAATGAGCGTGAAGCGTGTAACCGTAGCGATCTATTATGATCCGGAGAAGCGAGATCTATTAAATGGAGATCTATCTCGCCGCCTCGAGGGCCTCGAATGGTGGATTACTACCGAAGAGAAGCTCCCGGAGGGTAAGCTTAAGGTATTAGATCTAACGCAGCTTAAGGATTAGCTATCGATAGTTAGCTTCGAGGGCTCGAGCTTACCGGCTCGAGCTTTCGGAGATACCGATCGCCGGTATCGATTTAACCTAGTAGTAAAGGATCAAATTATGTCTAGCTTCACCGAAGAATTTATGAAAGAAGCCGATCGCCGGGGCTCCGGGGATGTCGTTCGCTCGATGCTCGATGCCGGGCTTCTAATGGTGATCGATGCCGAAACCGGGGATACCCTCGGGGATCAAGCTAAGGCCATCCCGGCCGGGCCTCGATCTCTAATGAAGATCGCCCGGGATATTAAGGGCTCACCATGGTATCGATCTAATAGCTCGATCTATGCTCGAGATTATATCGAGGCGATGAGCTGCTTAAATTCGATTAACGATACTTACGGTCTCGATTCGGCCGAGAGTGTTGTCCGATACGCCTTATCTAACCTCTCGACATGGCGAGGGGATCAAGCTCGAGCGATCAAGGCCGAGCTTAAGGATCTACTTAAGGCGGTTAAATAAATGGGCCATAACCTAGCCGCCGATCTAGCTTCTAACCCGGATCTAACCCTCGAGAGATCTCTCTCGTATCATCTCACCGGTAATCACTATCCGCCGGTGCCTCTCTCGATGGTGGATCCATGCATCGCCGCCATTAACGCAGCTAAGGCCCGAGAGTGGGGCAAGCTTATCGATCTACCGGCCGGCATTAAGTGGCGAGGTAAGGATCAAGCTCCGGTATCGGCCCTAATCGAGGGCCATCACCTCGAATGCTTCATCGATCGAGAGGAAGATTAAATGACTAGGGAATTCGAGATCGAGAAGATCGAGCGATATTACATAACCGCCGAGAGTGAAGCTAAGGCCATCGAGAAGATTAACGATCTCGATAATTCCGCAGCAAGCTCGGTTGATTACCGGCTTACATGGGCCGGGCCGGAGCGATCATGAGCCGGATCTATTGCATGGGATGCAGCTTCGGGGATAGTACGCCGGCCACGCATGAGCCGATCGGGCTAGGCCCTAAGTGTTGCTATTGTAATGAATGCGAAGAGAAGCACTAGATCGGTCTAATCATAGTGGGGCCCGGGGCATTAGCTCCGGGCCTTGCCATGGTGAGATCGTCTCGCCTAACCTAGAAGATAAGGATCAATTCATGCGTAGTCTAATCAATATAAGAGAGAGGGATCCCTTACCGGATCCCGGCTCGATCTCCGGTCTCGATGTCGCTAAGGCTCGGAGGTTAGCGGCCGATAGTTTCGGGGCCTACGGCCTTAAGGTGCCGAGCTATCTAATCCGATCGGATAGTAATAAGAAGCTAAGCCTCGAGGTGCCGGGTTATTACGGTATCGCCGGGCTAACCCTAACGCCGGCAGCTTATGGCCCGGCCACTACTTGCAAATTCTTCACGCATTGCAAGGATCTATGCGTTCTTACGCATGGCCGGGGAGCATTCGAGAGTGTGATCCGGGCTAGATCTGCCCGGGTATCGCTGCTCATGGATCAACCCGAAGCCGCCGCCATTCTATTAGCTCATGATGTCGATCGATACTCTCGAGCATTCGGTAAGTGGGGCCTCCGATTAAATGTCGCCTCGGATCTAGCATGGGAGATCGCCTCGCCATGGTTGATCGATCGAGCTATCGCCGGAGGTGCCGCCGTATATGATTATTCGAAGCGATGGGATCGAGATCCCGAGCCGGTGCCCGGGTATCGATTAACCTTTTCGGCCGCCGGCCATTCGATCGAAGAGATCCGGGCTAAGGTATTAACCGGAGCGAATGTCGCTATCGTAATGCCGATCGATAAGGGATCTCCGGTGCCGGATCGATGGCATGGGATACCGGTTATCGATGGGGATCTTCACGATCTCCGGGCCCTCGATCCTCGAGGGGTAATCGTATCGCTGCGAGCTAAGGGTAAGGCGATCCATAAGATCGGATCGAAGCTTATCTATGAGGTGGCCTAATGACTTACGGATGCGGAGCTTATTCATGCGTGAGCTGTTACCCTTACACTTACCGCTGCGAATGCGGCAAGGATTACCCGGAGCCGATACCGAATGGGCAGAAGATCCCCGAATGCTCCGAATGCGGAGCGATCTCGGAGGTGATCGCTTGATCGGTTTCGGTTTATTCATTCTAATATTCTTCACCTTACCGGTGGGAATTAGCGAGGATCAACCCTTGCTAATCATGATCCCGATCGTGGCATTCATAGCTGCGATCATGATTGGAGATAAATAAATGCTTCATCGCTTCATGCTCGGAGCGGTTGCCATGGGGTTAGCTTTAACGCTAACCCCTCGGGAGCCGGTTATCGTAATGATCCCTCCGGTAATCAAACCGGAGCCGGCATTCGTGTCGGATATTGAACTCACCGACCTACCTTTAGCTTGGCAAAAACTTGCCAAGTGTGAATCCAATGGTCGACTTAATGCTGTCAGCGGCACACGCAAACAATTTCAGGGAGCATTTCAGATTGAGTTCCCCCGGACTTGGGTTGCACATGGTGGCAGCAGCGGCACCCCAGCGAAGGATGCCACTCTAAGAGAACAGTTCCATGTAGCTCTTCATATCTATGCTGATCGTGGCTTCAAGCCATGGCCATACTGCGGCAAGTTCCTCAAAGAAGAATACGGAAGATAGTGATACAATAAATGTAGTGGACTTGATCCTCCACTCTAGGTGCTAAGGCCCTCCTTCGGGAGGGCTTTAGTCTTTTATGTCCTTGGATTATCTACCGAGTAGAAACCACCGGCTTTGAATACTGTAGGCGTTGCTGTCCATACTCGAGACATCATTAAACCGCAATCACATTTAGGTGCAGCTTCTTCCTCTGTCATTCT